CCCTTAATCTTATTACAAATCTTAAAATTACTATTATGTTGATTACAATTGAAAACCACACTTGCGAATTCTCAAACAATAACCTTTACGGATCATGTGACTGGCATTTCATTCACGAAATTGGTGACGAATTCAACATCGAAACGGAAAACGTCGAAGCTTGGAATTGGAACGACCATCGAATAACACTGGACGACAACCAGCTTTGGGAATTGCGCGAAGCAATCATTGAAAAGGTGTCCGACATGATGTTGTGGGAAGAATATCTTGAAGAACAACGTGAATGGAATGATTACTTAAACCACGACGATGAAAGATATTAAACCACAACCACAACCACAAATGACGCTTGCTGAATGCGTGCGCTGGTGGACGAAAGAATGGCGCGGAACATTCGACGTTCAACTTTACTTGAAAATATGTGAAATCAAATCGAAACGGGGATGCTGAAGGTTGGTAGTGACTTTTCCGGTGTTGGCGCTTTCAATCAAGCGCTTCAAAGATTAGGCGTTCAATATCGTGAAATCTTTGCTTGTGACATGGATCGCTTTGCTCGCGAAACATTCATTCACAACTATGGTGAACCTGAATACTATCCTTTGAATGTTTACGAACGTGAAATTCCGTCCGAATCATTGGATATTTACATGACTTCGCCACCATGTCAAGCGTTCAGTTTGGCTGGAAAACGTCTTGGAAAAGATGACAAACGCGGTGTGTTGTTTTTCAATTCACACGAATTCATTCAGGTCAACAAACCGCGATTCTTCATTTTTGAGAATGTCAAAGGATTGTTGTCGGACGACGAAGGAAAAACGTTCAATGAATGGTTGAATTTTCTTGGTGGCAAATCGGTGAATGGAAATCCCGTTTTATTTCCACACGAAGATTCCGTTCCTTATCATTTGTACTGGAAAGTATTGAACGCAAAAGAACACGGTGTTCCACAAAACCGCGAACGTGTTTTCTTGATTGGAATTCGTGATGACCATGACAATCATTTTCGATTCCCGGTCGAAGAACATTTGACCAAACGATTAAAAGACGTACTTGAAGACGATGTTGATGAAAAGTATTTTCTTTCGCAAACAATGATTTCAGGATTTATGAAACACAATGAAAACCACAATGAAAAAAAAACTGGATTCATTTTTGAACCAAAAGATGAAGATGAAATTGCTTCATGTCTTCGTGCGAATTCAGCGATTAACGCAACTGACAACACATTGAAGGTCAAATCAGCAACCGCGAAAGGTTACGAAGAAGCAACCGAAGGTGATTCAATAAATTTCACACATCCGAATTCGGACACAAGGCGTGGTCGCGTTGGTCATGGCGTTGCGCAAACGATTGATTGTTCCGCAAAGCAAGGTGTGATTTCATACACAAGGGATTCAAAAGGAAATGTTGTAAATAGGCACATCAAACAAGAAGCAAATACAATTCACACAGCCACTGGTGGTGGCGGAAATACTGACCAGTTTGTTGTTTACAATGATAAAAAATTAAACGAAACAATAGCAAAAAACAAATTACCTGAAGGTAAAGCAAAAGCAATTGACACATACAATCGAAAGGTTCAAGACAACGCACCGACATTGACCGATCCGCGCCACAACACGACACGACTTTGGGACGGATTCAAAATCCGTCGTTTGACACCGCGCGAATGCTTCAGGTTGATGGATTTCCCGGATTCATTCACATGGACGGTGTCCGATTCACAAGCATACAAACAAGCTGGAAATTCAATCGTCGTGAATGTACTTTACAAAATTTTGAAAAACTTAAATTTATGAAAGAAACAATAATTGACTTAATCAAAGAACACAAACTTGACACCAAAAAACGCAAGCGCGAAGCCGTTTACAAACGTTACTATCTTATGGGTGTACTTTATTCCATGAACACCTTCACGTTGCAAGAAATCGGACAAATGTTCAATCGCGACCACACCACCGCCATTTATGGAATCAAACAACACAATGAATGGTGGCAAAACAAAGATGAACTTTATTTGAAGTATGTCCATTCACTTGTCGAAATCATCGAACCGGGTGTTCACGCGTTACCAAAGGACTTTTATTTTTATTGTCACGCTGAAGGTGACACCGTCACCATTCGCGGAAGCTTCACTCAAAAAATGTTGAATCAACTGAATCAAACTTTGACGCGTGAAGAACTTTCAAACGTTTTTTCCGTTACAAAGTGACAAATTTCCTATATGCCCGTCACCAAAAATTTACGGTAAAAAAAAGGGGAGGGGGTAAAAATTTTTGTAATTTTGTAACGCAACACACAAAACGTAGTGGTGGCGTTGGTTTCAGCCGTTACAAATCGCGTTACAAAAAAATAATTTTGTCGCGGTATCTCTACAAATAAAATTTTTATTTACCTTCGTAACATGGCGCAAACAATTAGTAAAATTTTTAAGGGGTTCGACCGAGTAAACGTGCGCCATCGTTGAAAGGTCGTTCCCTTTTTTTGTAACATGAATTCAAATCCAAACATTTCGGTCTTCAGGTCGTTGTTCAACGCAAAAGAAACGCCGTTCACCATGTCGGTGATTGACGTATTTGGACGCATTAAAAACGGCTATCCTGAATTGCGCGCAAAGATTGACCGTCTTCGTTCATTGGACGAAAAGTCGGAACAATATCGACAAGTAAAAAATTCATTATTGGCAATCATGTTCAATGGCACGTTCAACGAACGAACCGACAACGGATTGGTGAAGCATTCAGGATTGTGCATTCTTGATTTCGACGACTATCCTGACCATAAAACAATGAACCAAGACAAGAAAAGGTTCAAATCATTGCCGTTCGTGTTCATGGTGTTCACGTCGCCATCGGCAAAAGGATTGAAAGTGGTGGTCAAGATACCCGAATCCAACAAAGATGAACACAAGCGACGATTCAAAGCGCTGGAAAAGGAATTCAATTCGGACTATTTTGACACATCAAGTCAAAACGTGTCAAGAGTATGTTTTGAAAGCTACGATCCCGACGCTTATTTGAATGAATTTTGCGACGAATACGAAGGAATAACCGAAGAACGTGGACACACTTTTATTGAACGACCACCGGTCATTCGATTGACCGACGAAAACAAAATCATTGAACGCGTTTTGAAGTTTGATTTCGGTTGCACGTTCACCGAAGGTTCACGAAATCAATGGATTTTTAAGGTGTCCGCGTGTCTTTGTGAATACGGAATAACGCGCGACGTTGCTGAATCATTATTGCATCAATACGTTTCAACCGATTTCACGCAATCCGAACTTGTCACGACCATAAAAAGCGCATACCGAACCGCTGAATTCAAAACAAAGTATTTCGACGACAACGAAAAATTGAACAAAGCAAAGGTCAAAATTCGACAAGGTCTTTCAACGAAGGACATCGGCGAAACGCTTGGTCTTGACGCCGAACAAATCGACGAAATCAAAACCGAAATCGCAAACGTTGACGACATTTTTTGGACGGTCATCGAAACAAAGACCGGGGAACGAATCACCATTGAACCGAACAATTATTCCGCGTTCCTTTCAAAGCATGGATTCGCGAAATACTATCCTGAACGAAGCTTGTCACCGACCTTTGTGTTGATTAAAGAAAACAAGGTTCGTTTGTCATCGGTTGAGCAAATCAAAGATTTCGTTTTGAAATATCTGGAATCGCGATCCGAAATCTCCGTGTGGAATTATTGTTCACGTTCGACTTATTTATTTAGTGAAAAGTTTTTGAACATGATTGATTCGATTGATGTCAAAATGCTTCAGGATACCAAGACCGAATCGTTCGTTCCATTTCAAAACGGCGTCGTGGTCGTGACAAAGGACAAAATCGAAATGAAGCAATTCATCGACGTGGATGGCTACATTTGGGAAAATCAAATTTTGAACCGGGACTTCGTTCAACTGGATGACCACAAGAACGATTTTCAAGATTTCATTTCGAAGGTGTCAAATCAAGACGAAAACCGAACCGTTGCACTTGAAACAACACTTGGTTATTTGATGCACACGTTCAAAGACAAGACCGAACAAAAAGCAATCATTTTCAATGACCAAGAAATCGACGACAACGCGAATGGTGGTTCAGGAAAATCCTTAATGTTGACGGCAATCGGTTATTTTAGGAATGTTGTCACCGTGGACGGAAAGCAATTCAATTCAATGAAGAATGACTTTGTTTACCAGCGCGTCAATCTTGACACGCAAATTCTTGCTTTTGACGATGTGAAAAAGAACTTTGACTTCGAACAATTGTTTTCAGTCGTGTCCCAAGGGATCACCGTCAATCGAAAAAATAAAGACGAAATTTACATTCCATTTGAACGTTCACCGAAAATTGTCATCACCACAAATTACGTGATTGCTGGCGCTGGTTCATCGCACGACCGACGAAGACATGAACTTGAATTTTTTCAGTATTTCAATGCGCAACATTCGCCATTGAAAGAATACGGTCGATTGTTGTTCGATTCGTGGTCGGTTGATGACTGGTCAAGATTTGACAATTACATGATTGCAAACGTTCAAAAATACCTGAATGAAGGATTGACACGCACGGCTTCGATTAACGCCGACACAAAGCGTTTCATTCAATCGACGTGCAAAGATTTTTACGAATTTGTGCGCGAAGAAAACATTCAATTGGATGTCTTCAGCTACAACCAAACGAAGCTTCAGGAATTCCAGCGTGAAACGAATTCATTCAAAGATTTGTCAACGCAAAAGTTCAAAAAATGGGTGCGTGAATATGCAACCTTCAAAGGTTACAAATACACCGAAGGTCACAACCACCAAGGTCGGTATTTCATTTTATCGAACGGATCACCTTCCAACGACTTCACACCACCGAAAAACGATTGTCCATTCTAAATATCAATAATATGAAAGTTTTATTTGCATTTGCTATTTTATTGACCGTCTTGATGTGGTGGTTGTCTTGTTATTTTTTCGGCTTATGGGGTGCGGTCGGGTGTCTTTGCGTCGGAATCACTGGCGCGCTTTACATTCAATTTCGCGGGTTGCCATGAACAAAGAAAACAAACAACGACTTGACGCGCTGAAGCTGGCGCGAAAAAAAGAACAATTTCCGACCATCCCGGAAAACTACTTCGTGAAAACAAAATGGGACGATAAGACCGCCAACGGATTGACCAAGGCAATAACGTCTTTTATTCAGTTCAACGGCTACCAAGCGGAACGAATCAACACGATGGGCGTCGCAAGGGAAAAGAAACGAACCGACGGCAAGGTCATCGGTGTGACGTGGACGAAAGGAACAACCACGGCGGGTTCAGCGGACATTTCAGCGACCATTCGTGGACGTTCGGTCAAGATTGAAGTCAAGGTCGGAAAAGACCGTCAAAGCGACGCACAACGGAAATACCAAGCGGACATCGAACGCGCTGGTGGTGTTTATTTTATTGCGCGTGACTTCGACACGTTTGTTGAATGGTTCGATGAATTCGTGAAGCAATGATTGAATTCGACATAACACAAGACCAGCGCGACCGCGCGATGAAACTTTACAAATTCAATGAACTGAAAAATTCAATTCGTCAAGGTGAAGGAAATGTCATCGGTGCGCTTGGTGAAATCTTGGTCTTTGACCATTACACCAAAATCGGTCGAAACGTGGTTCATGCGCAAGATTTCAACTTTGATTTATTGATTGAAGGATTCAAAATTGAAGTCAAGACACAAGAAAACCGTTCGATTCCTTCACCGGTTTACACGTGCCATGTTCCTGACTACAATTCAACGCAAGAATGTGAATTTTATTGCTTTGTCTTTATTCATCCAAACATGACAAAAGGGTGGCTTGCTGGTCACATTTCACGAAGTCGATTTCATCAAATCAAACGACTAAAGAAAAAAGGTGAAATCGGATTCAGCAAACCGTTCAAATGTGACACTTGGTTTGTTTATTTGAAAAATTTATCATTGTAATGTTGCACGAATGAAAATTATTTATATCTTTGATAAAATTTTAATACTTTAATTTATGGCGACAACAAGAAAAACGACCGACGTGGTCACAACCGAAGCACCGAAAGGATTGTTTCAAAAGCTTCACATGGCGAAGCAACACATTGGAAAGGTGGCGAAGAACGCGACGAATCCACATTTCAAAAAAACATACGCGGACATCAACGCGTTGCTTGAAACCGTTGAACCGATTTTGCTTGCGAATGGATTGATTCTTTTGCAACCTGTCAAAGCGAATCTTGTCTTCACACAAATAATTGATATTGAAACTGGTGAATCAATGGAATCGTTCATGGAAATACCCGTGAACATAATTGATCCACAAAAAACACTGGCTTGCATAACTTATTTTCGACGCGGAACACTTCAATCGTTGTTGTCGCTTCAGTCGATTGACGACGATGGGAATGAAGCATCGAAACCAGCATCGAAACCAACACTTGACAATGACCGATTCAT